TGGGCAACGGCCAGTACATCAGGGTTCGCTATACGATCAGCGGCCCGACGCACCAGGGGCGCGTGGTGTTTGGCAACCTCAATGTTCGCAATCCCAATCCGAAAGCCGAGGAGATCGGTCGCCAGCAGTTGGGCGAACTGATGCGCGCTATTGGCGTGACATCGGTCAAGGACACTGATCAATTGATTGGCGGCAACCTAGCGATCAAGCTGGACGTGCGCGTTTCTGAGCAGTACGGCGACAGCAACGATGTCAAGGGCTACAAGGCTGTGGCTGGCTCGGTAGCGCCTGCGCCAGCGGCTCCGGCTGCGACCGCGAAGGCCGCGCCCCCTTGGGCTAAGAAGTAATCAGGCAAAAAAAATCCCGGCGGGCGACCGTCGGGATTAAGGACAACACACAGGAGGAGCGAACGTGAAAATACCTGACGCCAATATAACAATTTCTAGCCTGATTGACAAGGCTCACGAGGCCGAGCAAAGCGCCCCGAGGCCGCACATGGGCGCTTCGATGCTGGGCCACCCGTGCAACCGCTGGCTGTGGCTGTCGTTCCGCTGGGCGGTGCAACCCAAGTTCCCAGGCCGCGTGTTGCGTTTATTTCGAAGAGGGCAGAACGAGGAGGCCACGATCATCGCCGATCTGCGCCGAATTGGCGTTAACGTGCGCGATCTAAGCAACCAAGAGCGGGTCGAGTTTGGCTCGCACGTTGGCGGTAGCATTGACGCGATCCTAGATGCAGGCGTGCCAGGCGCGCCCGGCAAAAAGCACATTGCAGAATTTAAGACACATTCCAAGAAATCGTTTGATGACCTCGAAAAGCATGGCGTTGAAAAATCTAAATGGGAGCATTTTGTGCAGATGCAGATATACATGCACGGCACAAAAATCGACCGGGCACTGTATCTGGCGGTCTGCAAGGATGATGATCGAATCTACACGGAGCGCCTGGATTACGACGAGGGCGTGGCCAAGAATGCAATCAAGCGCGGCCAAGTTGTCGCCCTGTCAGACCGGATGCCCGAGCCGCTGAGTACCGACCCGAGTTGGTATCAGTGCAAATTCTGCCCGGCACACACGTTTTGCTATGCGGAACAGACAACCCAGCACGTTAACTGCCGTACCTGCGCGCACAGCACGGCGACCGAGGCCAGCACCTGGGTCTGTGAGCGCCACAACGGCAACGAGATCCCGGTGCAATGGCAGCGGGAGGGTTGCGAGTCGCATGTGCTGCACCCGGATCTAGTGCCGTGGAGGCGCAAGGAGGCCAAGGATCAGTGGCACGCCATTTACTGGATCGACGGCAAGGAAGTGCTGAACGGCGAAGCTGGTTTTGGGTCAAAAGAGATTTTGGCGAACTCGGATGCCTGCGCTAATCCTGATCCGATTGTGATGGGGATGCGTCAAGAATTTAACGGTCAAATTGTAGGGTGATATGAATGAGTTGGCTCTTTTCGCAGGCGCTGGTGGAGGAATACTTGGGGGACACTTGCTCGGATGGCGAACCGTCTGTGCAGTCGAATGGGAACCTTACCCATCAAGCGTACTGTGCGCCCGACAAAATGACAAAGTTCTCCCGCCTTTCCCAATTTGGGATGACGTTCAAACCTTTGACGGAAAGCCGTGGAGAGGAATTGTTGACGTTGTATCTGGAGGCTTTCCCTGTCAGGACATCTCAGCAGCAGGACGAGGCGGAGGAATTGACGGAGATAGATCTGGGATGTGGTCACATATGGCAAGAATTATTGGCGAGGTACGACCCCGCTACGTCTTTGTGGAAAACTCCCCAGTTCTCACTTCTCGGGGATTACACAGAGTTCTCGGAAACTTGGCCGAGATGGGGTTTGATGCAAGATGGGGTGTCGTATCAGCGGCAGACGTTGGTGCGCCACACCAGCGAGATCGTATCTGGATTGTGGCGAACGCCCCAGGCTCAGGAAGGGATGAGAGGGGCATACAAATCAGCAGAAAAAATCAATTCTCATTTGTCTCGATGTCACCAGTTGAGCTTGTCGAATCAAGTTGTTCATCGGCATTTGTGGCCGACTCCAATAGCCCAAGATGCGAAACACAGCGGGTATGCGGCGTCAGGCCCGGGAAAAGCAGACAAACTATCGTATGCGGTGGTGAAGTGGCCGACGCCGACAGCTCACAATTCGAAAGAAACGAACGCGCCAAGCGAAAGCCAGCGCAACACGCCGACTTTGGCGGCTCAAGCTGGTGGCTCTCTGAACCCGACATGGGTCGAGTGGCTAATGGGGTGGCCGCTCGGGTGGACAGACTTAAGGCGATTGGAAACGGGCAGGTTCCAGCAGTGGCAGCAACAGCATGGAGATTATTAAATGATGCTCCGTGACTACCAACAACGCACCATCGACCAGCTTTATGCTTGGTTTGAGGCATACGAATCCGGCAACCCTTGCCTAGTGCTGCCAACCGGCTCAGGCAAGAGCCACATTGTGGCGGCGCTATGCAAGGACGCACTGCAAAACTGGCCGGACACGCGGGTGCTGATGCTGACTCACGTTAGGGAATTAATTGAGCAGAACGCAGAAAAGATGCTCCTGCACTGGCCCGGCGCCCCGTTGGGCATCTACTCGGCAGGCATGGGGCGGCGCGAACTGGATCAGCCGATCACATTCGCCGGCATCCAGTCGGTGCGCGATAAGGCCGAAGAGGTCGGGCATACCGATTTAATTGTTATTGACGAATGCCATTTAGTCAGCCATGAGGAGCAAGGAGGCTACAGGACGCTGCTGGCGAGGCTTAAACAGATCAACCCTTACCTGCGTGTCATTGGGCTTACTGCTACGCCCTACAGGCTAGGGCATGGGCTGATCATTGAAAAGCCCGCGCTGTTTGACGCGTTGATCGAGCCGGTGAGCATTGAGGAATTAATTCACAAGGGCTGCCTGTCGACCCTGCGGTCGAAAATCACTTCAACCAGGCTAGATGTGGCTGGCGTCGGAAAACGAAGTGGCGAATACATTGAATCGGAATTGCAAGCAGCAGTCGACACAGACCCGAAGAATTCCAAGGTCGTAGAGGAAGTTATCCAGCTAGCGGGCCAGCGCCAGGCGTGGTTGTTCTTTTGCGCTGGCGTACAGCACGCTCAGAACATTGCCGACAAGCTAAACGAGCGCGGAATTCCGGCTGCCTGCGTGACTGGAGACACGGAAAAAAAAGACCGCGACCGCATCCTTACCGAGTTTAAATCGGGAAAAATACGGGCAATAACTAATGCAAATGTGCTCACAACGGGCTTTGACTACCCTAATATCGATTTAATCGCCCTGTTACGGCCAACCCTCTCGCCTGGTTTGTACGTACAAATGGCAGGCAGGGGCATGAGGATCAAGGATCACACCGACCATTGCCTGGTGCTGGACTTTGCCGGCGTGGTCGAAACGCATGGCCCGATCACCGCCGTCCAACCTCCCAAAAAGGGAGGGGATGGCACGGGCGAGGCGCCGGTCAAAGTTTGCGAATCGTGCAACGAACTGTGTCATTTAGCGGTGCGCGAGTGCCCGGCCTGCGGTGCTGCGTTTCCCGAGCCAGCACCTAAAGTGCTCAAGCTGCGCCAAGACGACATCATGGGGCTGGAGGGCAAAGAGATGGCCCTCACGGGCTGGTCCTGGCGGCGGCATGTGGGGCAGACAAGCGGGAAGCTGATGCTGGCTGTGGCGTACTACGGCGCCCTGTCAGATGACCCAGTGATCGAATACTTTCCGGTGCTCAATGAGGGATACGCCGGCGAGAAGGCTATTGGTCAGATATATCACATAGCCCGCCGCGCCCAGGTTGACTTGTCGGAACTCAACAAAATTGACCCAGAGTCAGGGATTGACTACGCGGTTGCCAAGATGAACCAAGGGTTTCCCCCAACTAGCATTGAGATCAAACGAGATGGAAAATACAACCGAGTAATTAAGAGGGTTTGGTAATGAAAATTTTGATTGCAGCAGCAGTGTACGCATCGGCTATGACGTTTGCCAATTTGTCAATCGCTCACTGGGGAGTTTGGGTTTCGCCTATCAACGCTTTTATTTTGATAGGTTTGGATTTTTCTCTTCGCGATTGGCTGCATGAAAAAATCAAACCGTTGGAAATGTTTTGTTTGATTTTGATTTCTGGGGCCATTACATATATTTTGAACCCAGGGGCTGGAATGATCGCCATAGCATCGGCGGTTAGTTTTACAGCAGCAGCTTTTGTTGACTGGGGCGTATTTCAGAAACTTGATGGATCTTGGGCCAAAAAAGCCAATTTATCAAACATCGCCGGCGCGGCGGTAGATTCACTTTTGTTTCCGACAATTGCTTTTGGTTCTTTGATGCCAAAAATCGTGGTTATGCAATTTTTGGCAAAAATTATCGGCGGTGCTATCTGGGCGTTTTTGCTTGGCAAAGTCAAATGATTCATTACCACGGCACGCCAATAACACCCAACAGGGAAATTGAAACAATGGGCGGCAGCCATTTTTGCGTCAGTTACGCTAGGCCGGATCAGCTGGCGCGGTGCCTGCGTTTGGGTCAGTCGGTGATGTTGGACAACGGTGCTTTTAGCACAAAAACCAGAGGTCTGGAGTTTGATGTAAATGGGTTTTATGCTTGGGCAGAACCTTTGCTACGGCACCCCCACTGGGGCGTGGTTCCAGACGTAATTGATGGCTCCGTTGAGGAACAGCGATTCATGATTGCCACTTGGCCGTTCAAAAAAGAATTTGGCATCCCGGTTTGGCACTTGGGTTTGCCAATTGATTACTTACTGGAACTTTGCGACAAATGGGGCCGAGTTTGCTTAGGTTCTTCCGGTGAATATTGGCAAATAGGCACTCCAAAATGGGCTGACAGAATGGATCAAGCGTTTAATCAAATGCAAATTACTTTCGGGTCAATACCGTGGACTCACGGAATGAGAATGCTTGGTCAATCGCTGGAGCGATGGCCTTTAGCCAGTGCCGATTCAACCAACGTGGCTAGAAACCATCATGCTCAAGAACAGTGCGCTGGCTGCATGGCAAAACATATTGATTCAGCAAACCAATCGCGGAAATGGCATTTACAACCAACACAAGGGAACCTGCTGTGAACATTTACGAAACTTCTTTTTACTGCAAATGCCCAGTTAACAATGTAAGAATTTTATACAATTTGCAAATAAAAACTGAAGAAATTATTGGCGTAGAGATTTTGTTAGAGCATATCGATCATTGGTATAAAGAAGGGTTTCATGAATTAATTGCAGATCATATTGCAGAAACTTTTGGCGGCACCCAAACATTGACTGCTGAACATCATTCAGTAAAAATCACCACCATTCGCCAAGGCAACGGCAATGAACTTGATGACTGAACACGAAGAGCAACGAGAATTCGTCAAATGGTTTCGACAAAACCATGATGGTGTGCGGATTTTCGCCATCCCTAACGGCGGCCAGCGGTCTATGTCGGCAGCGGCTAGGCTCAAGGCAGAGGGCGTCAGCGCCGGGGTTCCTGATCTTTTTATCCCGCAATGGGTGACTTGGGTGGAAATGAAACGCAAAACAGGGGGCGTTGTATCGGAAGCACAGAAGGACTGGATTAGCTATTTGACCGGATGTGGACACACAGTGATCGTCGCCAAAGGATGCGATGACGCAATCAAACAAATTAAGGAACGGACATGACACCAGCAAAAGCAGAAACATCATACGAGCGCACGATGCAGCCGGTTTTTTATATCGGCAACAAGATGTTTGTCCCCAGCGCCAACCCCGGCGTTTGGGTTGCGCCTGGCGGCGAGGAACGCAACATGCTTGAGTTGATCTCGGTTGGCGCACGGTTTCGGCGCGAGTCGCTGGCCCCGCAGGGCTTCCCTTTGACCGATTGGATCAGCAAGGTGCGGATATGACATCCCCGTACTTTATGCCGCGAGAAGACACGCCAAGCTGTTTCGACAGCCGCGATCAATATGATCTGTGGCGCGAAATGGCTCGCATTCTGCCTCCGGCGCCGGGCCACAGTTATTGCGAGGACTGCACCAGCAAGTACCAGTCGGAAATGATTGTGGCCGGCCGGTGCCAGTACCCAGGGACTATTTTCCAGAAAACCGAAGAGGGCGAACTTTACGGCCAGCGCGGCGTGGAGATAATTCGTTTGATGAAGTCGAGGGCTTACAGATGAATAACGACATTCAGGTTGGCGGTAGCCATTACAAGGACAAACCGATCCAGCCGTGGGATTACGTTGCGGCCAATGGTCTTGGGTTCTTTGAAGGCAGCATCCTTAAGTACATCACGCGCTGGCGCGATAAGGGGGGAGTGGATGATCTCCGAAAGGCCAGGCATTTTTTGGACAAACTGATTGAGTTGGAGGCGAAATGACTCAAGAAGACATCAATCACATGGCGCGGGTGGCAGGGTTTCCTGAGCGCCGCGCATTCAGCGACCTGTCGGACTTGTATCCTCGCCTTGAACGATTCGCCGCCCTTGTCGCCGAGCATGAGCGGGAGAAGTGCGCCAAGGTGTGCGAAGAAAAGGACGGCAAATTTACTGGATACCACGCATTAAATTGCGCCGCCCTTATTCGCGCAAGGGGGGACAAATGACTTACGCAGAATTTGAAAAGTACATGCTGCATCACTGCAAGCGAGAAGCGTTTTATAACGACAGTGAGGGCAGGGATATTCTTGTTATCCGCATGCTGGACGCTTATGAAATGGTGACTAAAGCCCCGCGCTCGTGGGTCGGGCTGACGGATGAGGAGATTAAAGCATTGCCCAGTTGGTGGCCTAGCTACGAGGACGCTCCGGCTTTGATTGCATTGGTTAGAGATGTTGAAGCCAAGCTACGATTGAAGAACACAAAATGAAATGCCCATCCTGCCACGGCATGTACAAGACCCTAGACACCCGAGCGTTCCGCGACACAGAACGTGGTTATGGGTTCGTTGAGCGCAAGCGGATCTGCCTAGATTGCCGGGTGCCGGTCAAGACCATTGAAATCCCGCAAGCAGTGTGGGATCAATTAGAATTTAAGGAGAAAGCGTGAGCAAGGCTATTTATAGCTACTTAGAACAGCACGGCGAAACGGTCGCCGCCAGCTTGGCTGGCGTGGGCGGGTCATCGCTGATTCATATGCAGAGCCGCCTAGCAGTGCTAGCAAGGCGCGGCCATGTGATCAGGCGCAAAGTCACGCTCAAGCCCGACTGGGGCGTGCAGGTCTGGGCGTACAGGCTTCCTCACCAAGAGGCAACCATGTTTTCTTACGAACCTAAGATTGGCCCCGAAAAACCGCCAAAAATACCCACCGAACCAGAGTATTCTTTTGTACTCCGCAACTTGCCCCGCAATGAAGAGGAACTTACATGGCTGACTTCGAGACTTGGAAACCAGAAAACCTCATCCGCTTTGCCCAAGAGGCAAGCGAGCGCCTAGTGCTTTTGCAGAATGAGGTTGACGCGCTCAAGGTGGACATGCGTACCGCTATTAACGCGTACCGTGATGTCCTGATTAATCAGGCAACCCATTTGCCTCTAAAGTAGGCTCGACCATCGTCGCGCACGGCGCAAAACTCGGGGTGCAACATCATCCCGTTGACCCAAGTGAGCACAGCAAACCCGGACTGCCAGTTCATGCCGGGTTTGCTCAAACGAT